GCGTTTAAATGCTCCTGCAATCCACGGAGAGCAGAGCGCAGAAGAGCGTCAGGAGGCAATCGACAAGTTTCAAGCGAACAAAGAGCACATCATTATCGTGCAAATTCAAGCCGGCGGTGTTGGGCTCTCGCTTCACGATTTACACGGCCGTCCTCGAGTGAGTTTGGTGTGCCCAACATACTCGGCGATTGATTTAAAACAGGCTCTCGGTCGCATCGCACGCACCGGATCGAAGAGTCATTGCAGACAATATTTAGTCTACGCCGCAAATTCAGTTGAAGAACAAGTCGCACGAAAAACAAAATCCAAAATACGTGAAATTGACTTGCTTAATGACGGAGATTTGGTAGTAACGTTGGCCTCATGAGTACTACTGACAATCACGCTAGCTACTCACCGAGCAGCCTCAAGTACTTTGAGCTCTGCCCCTGCTATCAAAAAGACAATTCTGGTGAAGTTCATCCAGTAACTCTCCGCGGAACTGCGATGCACAAAGCGTGCGAGACCGGCGAAATGGAAGGTCTCGACTCCACTGAGAAAGCGCTCGTCCACAAATGTCTTTCATTCGTCGAAGCAGCCAAAGCTGAGTACACGGAAAAGAATTCCAAGTTCATGGACTTGTCCGAACAGAAGCTCGATGTGTTTGACCAATGGGGTTACGTCGATCGCTTTTTCATTTGTGCCGACGAAGCTGCCATGTTCGATTTTAAGTTTGGTTTTAACCCCGTTGACCCGGCGGAGACCAACCCGCAGATGTGGGCATACGCAATCGGCGTATTTAAGAAGTATCCGTACGTAAAGAATCTCAAGCTCCACATTCTACAGCCCCGCTTGGATTACGTGGACTCGGCTTCATTCACCAGAGATGGGGATCTCCCCAAGATGAACGCCAGAATCAAGGGCATCATCGAGCGGGCTCGGAATAATACCCCGGATATGGCCCGCCCCGGCGACCAGTGCATCTATTGTTCCCGTATCGCGACCTGTGATGCAGTCCAGGCTATGTCCCTTTCCCTGGCCAAGTCCTACGACCTGGCTCACGACGCTCAACTTCCCGATCTCTTCCATCCAAGCCAACTAGCCACACCGGAAAAACGATCACAGGCACAACGTCTCGTACCGGTGCTGGAAGCTTGGTGCGGTTCCGTACGCAAACACAACGTTGAGTACGCGAAGGAAGGAAACGAGATCCCTGGATATGGTCTTACGGCCGTCCAGGGGGCAAGAAAGATTACAGATGCCAACAAGGCATTTGAATTGGTCAAAGATAAGATTTCGACGGCTGACTTTATGGAAGCCGTCACAGTCAACTTCAAGGAGCTAGCTGATCAAGTCGCCAGCAAGGCTCCTCGGGGCACAAAACAAGAAGAGCGCGACAAACTTGAGGACAAACTTACCGAAGCGAACGCCCTGACGCGAGGAAGCGAGTCCTACCAACTAAGAAAGATAAAAGATAAACAATGAAAACTACGTTCCCTAAAGAACAAAAAGCAAAAATAGAAACAGCAACCGAATCGAGCAAGGCGTTGACGGAGGTTGTAGAACAACCCCTCACCTTGACCACCAACGCCGGCATGGAAGGAGAATTTAATGTCTCCGACTTCCAGATCCCCCGGCTCAACATCGCCAACAAGACTGGCGAACTCTCCAACGACTTCCCTCCCGGCAGCATCGTCTTCCGGAAAGAGGTGGCCGTTGGAAACCAGAAGTCTCCTGCCAAATTGACGATCATCCGCATGGCGAAGAAGTACATGCAGAGGATTCCCTACGGCACGGAAGAACGTCCGAAAATCTTTAACACGGCAGCCGACGTGCGTACTGCAGGCGGCACCACCGACATCACTGAGGGTGATATGGATATCTACGATCCTATCCTGATCCTCACGATGGCGGTCCAAAGCCCCGAAGGCGCACATCCCCTGTTCGCCTTTGAGAAAGACGGAGCCCACTACGCCTTGGCGCAGATGATCCTAGCCAAGAGCGCGTACAACAACGCTGGCAAGCAGTTGATCACGGAAGCCACCACGGCTCTCCGCGAGAAACTCTCTGGCGGCAAGTACGAGTTGGTCACCCAACTTCGCTCCAACACGATGGGCAGCTGGTTCACCCCAGTGTTCCGTTTGGTCGGCAAGAACACCCCAGAAACCACCGCGTGGTTTGACGGGTTGATCTAAAGAATTGGAGTTTGGCCATGGTGTTACAGGAGATCTGTAAACAGCGCAAAACCTCTGTGCTTTTGAAACAGCCAAGTTCCTATCCCCTTCCCGACGAAATCGCCATGAATGCGTCCAAAGAGATCGTTCATGTGATGACACGGGGCGGGAAATCAAAAACAGGTTCAACAAAATCAGGTCCCGGGGAATGGTTTACTCGGGATTCGATTCGATATTCGGCGGATCGAGCAGTGAGCCACATGGCCATCGCAATGATGATGTTGGACGGGAATAAAAAAGAGGACAAAGAGGGCGTCGTCGGACACCTGCAAAGAGCTTTATGCAGGGCAGCGATGGTTCTTTATAAAATAAGAAAGGGTCAGAAAAAATGAAAGCCAAAGGGAAAGCGCGGATTTACAACAAGAGAACAGGCAAAGATATCGGTCAGATCAAGGTGTTGGATGTGAGGGAAGCTGACACCGTTGAGATCGATCTTCAGATGGAAGACCATGTATATAACGAATTCGTCTATTTCGGGAGGAAAGATGCTACGAGAGATGATTTCTTCAGCATCGCATTCAAAAAGATGCTGGCAGAAACAATTCAGGATTTAGAGAAGAAGAAGAAAAAGAAACGGGAGCACAATGATTAATACGCTACTGATGGCTCTTTTTATAAAACTAGCGAACCGCTGGTTTGGGTTTACCGACATCTACTGCCCAAATGATCAGGTGGAAGCGATCATCTTTGCGGTAGACAAAGAGCAACATCGGAACGCCATAAAGTCTGCTGCAAAATTCTTATATGAAGCCAAAGACGAAAGAACAGCCGTCGGCGTTTAACGTCGACGTGCCTGAACTAAACAAAAGAAACGATCACGGATATCCCATATGGACGAAATTAGAAATACAGAAAATGAGACTCCAAATCGAGAAATCGAAGTTGGAGAGGAAGTAGCCGACGTATTTAACCCAATCTTTATGAGAACAGCAGAACAAATCCTCGAGCTCGGTCTCCGCCAAATGCGCGATGAGAACGAATCCTTATCAACAGAGAACCGTCGTCTTAAAGACGAGATACGGACTCTCATCGAGCAGGCCCGCCGCGCCGGGTTTGTGGGTGCTACCAAAGACAAGCACCCGTGATCCAACTGGAATTCCCATTTATGAAAGACCTTTACCCGACTACCGAAGCAACTGCCCAGGGTACAACCACAACCGTGAATTACACCTTCGGTGCTGCGATTGAAAGCGTAAGCACCACAACTCACACAACGAAAGGAAACTCGATATGAGCGTAGACGTAAGAGTACGCATCTCAGCGGTCGAGGGTGAACTCAAGTTTGAAGTTCACACTGATCACATGGATGCACAACCGGTCGAAAAGACGGTGGCTGAGGAACTCAAGGGCCTCACCTGCCGGATGCTTGACCTATATCTCGAAACCCTCAAGGAACCCAAAGAAGAAATCCAAGCCGAATGCGAAACATTGCCATCGATTTCGAATCCTACTACGACAACGAGCTGAGCATTAAGACGCTCGGCCAGTGGCACTACCTACGCGATCCGCGTGGGGAGATCTACATGGTGTCGATGGTTGGTGACGGTATTGAGCCGTATTGCGGTCCCGTGGACAAAGCTCCTTGGGATAAGATCGACGGCTGCCGGTGGATTGCGCACAACTACAGCTTCGACGGAGCGTGTGTTGAGGCTCTTGGTGACCGAATCAAGTCGAAGCCCGCGGATTTCTTCTGCACGGCCAATCTTGCGGCTTACCTTGGCTCTCCAAGGGATCTGGAAGGCGCCTGCACGAACCTCCTTGCTAAGGAGATTTCGAAGGATCCTCGTAAAAAGATGAAGGGCAAGAAGTGGTCTGATGTCGTCAATACTGAGTTTGCGGAAGAGATGACACAATACGCTTTAGCAGATTCTGTGAGTTGTTTAGAGCTCTACAAGAAGTACGGATCGGAGATGCCGGAAATCGAGCGCAAGTTATCCAAGCATACGATTGAGATGGCGTGGAAGGGTTTTGCGATTGATCAGCCCCTAGTTAAAGAAGGAATCAAGAAGCTCGATAAAATCAAGTGGGAAGCGGAACAGAAGCTTCCCTGGATGGATAAAGGAGATGGCGTTGTTCTCTCCATCAAGAATTTCAGGGCCGAGTGTATCAACCAAGGCATCCCCTGGCCTGACTCCCTTTCAGAAGACTCCGAAGAGTGTGCGGTATGGGAAAAGAAATACGGCGACAAGGTCCCCTTTGTTGCCGCCATGCGGGATTGGAGAAAATCCAACTCCTACTTGGTCAAGATGAAGGTGCTCGATTCTCGTGTGCGTCCAGATATGACGGCGTCTTACGGCATGAAGTTCTTTGGGGCACATACGGGTCGGTTTAGTGGAGATAGCCGCTTTAACGTCCAGAATCTGCCTAGGGAACCCCATTTCGGCGTCGATATGCGAGGCTGCATTATTCCTCGCCCAGGCAAGAAGTTCATCGTTTGCGATCTTTCCCAGATTGAACCCAGGGTTCTGGCCTGGCTTTCCGGGAACACAACTCTTCTAGAAGCAGTCCGTAACGGATACGGCATCTACGAAGCCTTTGCTATCTCGTCCAACCTCTGGAGCGGAGAAAAAGGAACACTAAAGAAAACCAATACAGCCATGTACCAGCTTGCCAAGGCAATGGTGCTGGGTCTTGGGTACGGCGCAGGAGCCAAGAAATTCGCCTACATGGCCAACACAGCATACGGCCTGGAGATCGATGAAGCACAAGCGGCAAACATTGTTAGAACATACCGATCCAAGAATCACCACGTCGTCAATTTCTGGAAGAAGTTAGAGACGGCTTACAAACAATCCAAAGCAGACGGACAATACGAGATCGAGCTTCCCTCCTGGAGAAGCCTCAGATACCGCAACATCCGCACACAAAACCTCGCAAGCGGATACGCGGGATACACAGCTCAGACCATCATGGGTGGTCCTCACGTCAATTTCTACGGTGGGAACTTATGTAATAACACCGTTCAGGCTACAGCCCGGGATGTCATGGCCGAATGCATCCTACGACTCGAAAAGGCTGGCCTACCTCTTGTCCTTCACGTTCACGACGAAGCCGTTGTGGAGGTCGACAAGGATGTGAAACCAAAAGATGTGGAAATGTTGATGTCGGTAACCCCGGACTGGTTACAAGGCTGCCCGGTCGCAGCCGAGGCCGTGGAAACCGACAGATACGTTAAATAGGAGTAAATAAAATGGACAACGCGAGGTACATAGTGTTGAGAGACGGTTCAAGAGTGTCCGATAGGACGCACCGGAGCAAATTGGACGCACAAGTCGAGGCTGATTACTGGCACGATATTGTCAGGAGGTGGCCAGACGGGTCTGTAATCCGAATCGAAACCATATTCTTTAAAAGCCGGGAGTAAGGCCATGAGTCTTTACGCCCTGAAGAATCTGGCTTCCCTGGAGGTAACTCCAGTCGACGCCTGGCTTCACACAACCCCACTACCCAACATGACCAAGGAGGAGTTTTCCTCCTGGTCTACCAACCCCTCGACGGACTGGCTGTTTGTGTCCGGCTTTGAGGGTCGTGCGCCCAACCTCCGAGTCTCCCGTGAGAACCAGGCGGTTAAGATGCACGCCCTTGTAGCCGACTACGACGCCCAGATTACGGCCGAGGAAATGCTCGAAGGTCTTACTCGTCGCTCAAAAGCCGGGATGAAACCCGCCTACGCCCACCGAACAATTAGTGGTGGGGTAAGAGTTATCTGGCTGTTTGAGAAACCCGTAGCCATCGCACCTGGGATATTTGATCCCTTCATCACTCGTCTGATGAAGGAGCTCAATGTCCGTAAGCTGTTCCCTGGACTGGATGACAACATCCGTAAGCCAGAACAGTATTACGCCTGGAATCCTCCAGCCACCGAGGTCAGCGATAACCGAGTTAAGTTTGATACCCTCTGTGCCCTTCTAGCTTCAGCCTTCGATGCTTCTCACCGCTACCGTGGTGAGGGAGATACCGAGATCCCCATTGAGAAGATCAAGGAACGGGTTGAAAGCCTGTTTCCTGGTCGACTCCGTGGAACGCTAGATATTAACGGGCGTTGTAACGCTTTTTGGTCTCCGGATTCTACCAATCCGTCGGCTTGTATCGTTACGGCAACCGGGATGGTTTCGTTCTCGCAGGATCGGGCGTTCTACCCTTGGGCAGATATCTTGGGTGCGGATTGGGTCGATGAATTTAACAACACTCGTCTGGGCGGGCCTCTGGGTTCGTACTGGTACGACGGAAGTAAGTATTGGCGCAGGGACATGGAAGGAAGTTGGAGGGACGCACCCTCAGAGACAGCTCGCAAGGATATTGCGGGCTTGTTTGGTTTAAGTCTCACCAGCGATGCCCGAGGAGATATGTCGGAGACCGACGAAGCTATGCTTCGCATTCGGGAAAACCGTCGTGTCGATGCCACCGGCCCTGTGCTCTACAGCCATGAGGAACTCGTGCGATTTGGCAGCCGATGCATCCTCAACACCTCCAGGGTAAAGGTGATGCCGCCCAGCAACACTCCTGGAGAGTGGGGCGAGCACTTCCCTTGGACAGCGAGTCTGTTGGACGAGTTCTTTGATCCGTCTGACAGTCTCCAGTACTTCCTGGCGTGGCTGAAACGGTTCTATACGACAGCTAGCGCCGGGGCCCCAGCTCAGGGACAAGCGGTATTTATTGCGGGACCAGTGGAGCAAGGAAAGACCCTAATCGGCACCAAGATCGTGGCGGCACTTATGGGTGGAGGTTGCGATGCCTCCTCTCACATCAGTGGTGGGGATCAGTTCAATAACGAGCTCTTCGAAGTCGGCGTGCTCAACATTGACGATACCGTCGCTTCGACCAGCTACGAGAAGCATCTCCTCTTCACCAACTCGATCAAGAAGTTCGTCGCTAACACTCAGCACCGCCACCGTGCGATGCGCGAGAATCCAACGACGATCAACTGGATCGGGCGGATCATCTTCACGCTGAATGATGACCCCGAATCGATGAGGGCGATCCCCTACACCGACACCTCAATCCTGGACAAGATCATGCTCTTCAAAGCGAGGCACCGGAAGTTCCCCTTCCCTCCCCGCCAGGAGATCGATCGGATCTTAGCCAGAGAGTTGCCCAACTTTGCCCGCTGGCTCCTGGACTGGACGCCGGCGTCGCATCTGGAAGGCACCAACCGGTTCGGCGTAACGAATTATCATCACCCCGACATTTTGGAAGATACGAGAACAACCCACCCTAACCACGCTTTCTCCGAACTCCTCGATAAGTACCTCATCAATTACAAAATCGCGGCGAACGGGAAAAACCCAAAACAGTGGGTTGGTTCAGCGACCGACCTACTCAACAACATGCTTAATGATGCCGAACTCGAAAAGCTCGCGCGTCATTACGTTTCAAGTCCGGACCGCATGGGGCAGAGATTGGCCAAAATTATGGCTATCCGACCTGAGCAGGTTATCCGGCGCAAATCAGGAGGAAAAATAACATGGGAAATCAATCTGGAGTAATCGAGCCACAGAGATCGGTGGCACCACTATTCAGCACCCCGCTGTTCATCTCGCAGCTGGGACAACCCGACAGCCAATCTGTCGCGGTCGTTAAACAGGCGGATATGCGTCGCGTTAAAGCCAACAACGGATGGAGTTCCGTCAACACCAGGATCCTGGACGGCCCGGACATGCAGTATCTGAAGGGCTCCATTCTTCGAGAGATCAATGCGTATGCATTCGAAGCTCTCGGCCTAAAGAGAAAGTATCAGTTCCAAATTACCAACTCTTGGGTCATGAAGCACCAGAAGGGTGACTTTTCTCACGCTCATGCGCACGAGAATTCACTAATCTCCGGTGTCTACTATGTAGAGACATACGAGAACAGCGGTCCGATCCTGTTCTCCAAGCCCTACAAAGAAATGAACCTATTCCCCGCCTTTTTTGGCTGGGAGTTTGAGAGACGAGACATCTTGAACGCAGACGTGTGGCCTGTGCTGCCTAAGAACGGAATGCTGGTTCTGTTTCCATCTCACCTGACTCACTCAGTAGAGCCGAGCCAGGCTGATGCCGACAGATACTGCGTTGCCTTCAACGTGTTTGTGAAAGGTCAATTCGGCTCAGAAGACACCTTCAGCTCCCTGGAGATTCTATGAATGGCCTAGTTATTTGCGCAGCTGTCGTCGTCTTCATGATCATCGTCCCGGTGGGCGTCGCTTTCGGATTGTGGTTTAAGGACCGCAAAGACGAAGAGCGGAGAGGATATTGGGACGCAGAATGAGAAAAAGAAAACGAATCCGAAACATCACGGTTCGAAAGCCGTGGTACGTCGAAAACAGGTTTGGTATGTGGAAGACCACCCCCTATGGGGTGTGTGAGAGAGTCCGGCGGCAACGGCCTGGCTTTTTCCTGCGCCTATTGAGGTGGTTTTTAGAGAGGTTAAACTAAGCCATGACCATCAATCAGATTAAGAGTTTCTCCAATGCGGTAGCCACATGGGTGGTTAACGGGTTGAAGGTCACCCCTGACGATATACGAGAGCATCGATATAACCTCTGTAAGGCTTGTCCGGAATTTGATAAGGACGGCTTTATGGGTCACGGTAAATGCAACCTCTGTGGGTGCAACCTCAGGGTTAAAACCGTGTTCCCCTACGAGAAATGTCCCATCGATAAATGGGGCAAAGTGGAGGTTGGAAATGCCACTGGGTAAAAGAGATTACGCCAAGGAATACCGGGAGTATCACGGTAAGCCTGATCAACTCAAGCGTCGTGCTGGTCGTAACGCTGCTCGTCGATCGATGACTAAACGTCGTGGTTTGGCTGCCATGCGTGGGAAAGACGTCAATCACAAGGACGGCAATACCATGAATAATAAGGCGTCGAACCTGAATCTTGAGTCAAAGAGCGTGAATCGCGGTAGGAAGTAGTATGCCTCTTGGTGTTCAAGCCGCCCCGGCCAGTAGTTACGGACTTAGACCGGACGGGACGGCCAAAGGTCGTGGGTGGTTAGGGCCGATCAAAACAAAGGACGGTCGAATGATGACCGAGAAATCGATTGGGGTGAACTTTGATGGTAAAGAGACCTTAATCCCACTTATTGTACCTACGCTTAACCTCATGGAAATTGAAAAACTAAAACGTAATGAGGAAGCAACTCCTGAAATGATTAAGAAAGCTACTGCTTTTGCAAGACAAAGGATGGCCGCCGGTAAACCCGTGTGGGCTGAATAGACCAGTATTGACTAATCTCTGACAGTATTTAATATAAACCCTATGTCACAACCCTCTAGCAGCGACAACGAGAATTATTCTTTACGCAAAATCAATCAGTTGGCTTTTGATGCTGAAAAGGATTCAAGCCTTTCCCTGGGCCAGCACGGAGCTGTTTACAAGACTGCCGCTGCTGCGCTCACCGGGGGACCTTGGGGTGCGATCCAAGCGACAGCCACAGCGGTCGTCAATGTAACCTCGGGCAACTGGACTGGGGACGCAACGACGGCTGTTGATATCGCAGCGGGGGCAACGATCTTTGGTAACTTTACCGCAATCACGCTCACTAGCGGCAAAATCATCGCTTACAAAAGCGCCTAAACTGCCATGCCGAAACTCGGCTTAGGCTTATCGTTACCGCAGACTAGGGTTGTTGGAACATCTTTCGACCCAGACGCTCTTGCATACCTAACAGCAGTAGAAGCCGCTGATGGGCAAGCACTAGAAAACCCAGTTAAGATTGCCATCAATACTTTTGTTGTTGGATGCAAAACTGATGGCATTTGGTCGGCAATCAAGGCTTCTTGTATATTAGCTGGGGCTAGGACTCTAAGCGGTGCCTTGGTTCCTCTAGCTGGCGTAGCTCCGACACCTTTTAATTTTAGTAACGGAGATTATAGCAGAACTCTTGGCCTCCTTGGTGACGGGAGCAGTAAATATCTAAATTCAAATAGAAACAATCAGGCTGACCCACAAAATAGCAAGCATTTGTCAGCTTATTTTACATCAAGTAATTCGAGAGAATTCACTAGAGTTGTGATCGGAACGCAAACTAGCGTTGGGGGAAGTTTCATAACGACAAATACAACTAGTGTTTCATTTAGGACAAATTACGGGGGAGCTCCCGCTGGGTTGTCTAATTCTGGTAGTATAACTGGGTTTGTGTCGGTGAGCAGATCCGATGGTTTAAGCCATTATTATCGTGCACTAGGGAACAGCACGGGAGTAATAACTGGAGCTGTATCAACAACCCCATTAAATGCCATCATTAATGTTTTCTCTAACTCGAATCTTACGTCCTATTCAAACGGAAGAATTTCATTTTATTCGATAGGGGAGGCTATCGACCAAACACTTTTTGATTCTCGGGTAACAACCCTAATGGCCGATATCTCATCAGCATTGCCCGCAGGGATTCCTACGGCAACAACAAATACCATCTACCTGCAATCTGGTGATCCCTACAATGAGGGAGGATATCCTAAACAAAGCAATGGGTATTTTGGAGATGTCGGTGACAGCAAGTTGGTTTGGGGTGGAACAAGATGGGAAATGCGAGGAGATAGTTACTCTTTGGCGTATTACAATAATAAACCAAACCAAACGATAGCTTATTTCCCAGACCAAGGAGATTGGTTTGATTGGAACAATTCTCCTGCACCGCTAATCTTTGTGGCTGGAGCTTAACCATCACCGCTGCTTGATAATATGCCTCTAGGTAAAAAAGCTTCTATGCCCTGTAACGTGCCTCGGGCAAGCACACGGCCAGGTAAAAAGAAAATGGTTAAGGCGTGTGCCGACGGCAAAGAAAGAATTGTTCACTTTGGGGACAGCTCGATGCAGGACTACCGCCAGCACAAAAGCAAAGCTCGACGCAAAAGCTATTGCGCCCGGTCGGGTGGAATCAAGGGTGGTGACGGCAAGCTGTCAGCAAACTACTGGTCCCGGAAAGTCCTTTGGAGCTGCTGATATGGCTCTAGGAAAGAAGAAAAAAGCCAACGACGCATGCACTCGCAAGGTTAAGTCCAGGTACTCCGTATGGCCTTCTGCATACGCCAGTGGGGCTCTCGTAAAGTGTCGCAAGGTTGGGGCGGCCAACTGGGGCAATAAAAGCAAGTAATGGGCTTTGAGTTAGAGAAAAAGAAAGGTTTGCGCGGTTGGTTCTCCAGGAACAACGGCAAGGGCTGGATTAACTGTAAGACCGGTGGCCCCTGCGGCCGTAAGAGTGCGTCCGATGGCGGGAGCTACCCTGCTTGTCGTCCTATCAAGTCTATGTGCAATTCCTTGGCTAAGAAGAAAACAAGCTCCAAGCCCATCAGCTGGAAAAAGAAAACTGGCCTGGGCAAACCCCGGTGAAACACAACTACGACCTTAAAATCTTCAATGGCAGGGTAAAGGTCTACGTAGACGGCTACGTTATGTTTTGCTTCAACCAAATCGACTTCAAGGGTTATTACGCTTACAAGGACGATACCAGCCTATACGGCCTGGATATTTACCTAATCGAAAGCTCAGGCGGCAGTGGTGGTTCGGAGATTATGGACGTCTACTTCAAGACCAAGGAAAACTGGTTGGGCGTCCTTGCACTTCTAGATAAGCACCTTTGATTCAGGGTAACCTAAGATACCCCAAAATAGAGGTTACCAGGGCAAGTTACCCCAAAATAACCACTGTACTTCAATCAGTTACGGCAAAAAGGGTAACTGGGTAACTTGTTTTTCGACTTTGGGGTTCCCAAGCCCGGCACACACAGCGCAAATATTTCACGCCAGATTATATAGATTAATATATTATAGTTACCCTAGTTACCCTAGTTACCCTAAATATTATAACCACAAATACTTAAAATGGGTAACTTTGAAATTTTTGGGGTAACTTAGGTTACCCTATCTTGCTATTCCGCTAACCCTGCCCTGATAAAGGGCCCACTTTGCAATCTTGGCTACCAGTCTTTTGCTGTTCACCGGTCTTTGCGTAACCGCGACCTTTGGTTTAGGGGTCTTAGCCACGACGAGGCATCCTATTGTTCAACCAGGCTCTTCGCTTGGCGCACGCTTTACAGGTGCTTAAACGACTCCCAAACACCGAATCCAGGGCTTTCGCGACAGGCAAGGCAAGAACATGCACCAGATCCCCCATGCCCTTTGATTCGCAGTATCCCGGGTCCTTGGCACAGCTCTGTCGGATGATCTCCTTCCGGTACAATTCCCTGGCTTGATACTCCCATGGGTCCTGCCCCTTGGATGAAAGTATCTGTGTTATTAGATCGTCCAGGCTTTCGTGGATCCTCTTGACCGGCCCCTCTTCGTATGTCCATATGAATTTCATGACAATCCGTTGACATTAACCGATCATGCCCCAAAATCGTTTAGTGGATTTGGAAGACCTACATTTGCACTTCATTGAAGAAGATACCGTCTTGAGCGTTCTTTTGGCTGCCTGCGTCGATTCCCCAAACAACGAACTACAAGTCTCAAAGAAAGCTTTAGCAGAACTTAAAGGCCGGATGCAGGCCCTTAAGAAAGGCCAAAAGCCAATTTTAATTGCGATCGATGATGATGATTGTTTACGTGTGCGCTTCATGTTCAATGAGCAAGAGGTGCATGATTTCGTGCAAGACCTCATGCCGGATTAAAAATCCGCCTTTTCAAACTCAGTAAGCAACGCTTGGGCGTCGTCCACGTTATCTTCGATATAACCGCGGAGCTTGTGTTGTAGAACCCGCTCTTCCCTTTTCTGTTCTACCTTGAGCGCACTCAGCGCCCCGCAGGATTCTTTATGAATCTTAACCTTGTCCCGCAACTCATCGCGCAGGAAACAGATTTGTATGTCGAGATTCTCTAGAAGTTTTTCAGTGCGGTCTATTTCCCGCTTCATCGCTCGCATCCGCGAGCCCATCTTTTGAAACCACGATTTAAATTTCACCTTCTCCATGCCCACAGTTTGCGGACATGGAGAGATGAATCAATTAGTCAACGTGAGACAGATTAACGTAATGTTTGCAGCAACGCGTTTGCTTGCGCTCGTGTCATGCGACTGTCGTCAACATGCACGTCGTAACCGCCGTACCACTTCTGTTGTCCCCAAACCGAAGCTTTCGCTTCACCAACTTTGACTCCACCGGAGTAGAGATCATAACCGCCGGGCCATTTCTGAGTTCCCCAAACAGAAGGACGAATGGCAAAATCCTCTGCTTGTGCGCCTGCTGCAAAGGCCACCACGCATAATGCAGCGATTAGTTTCTTCATTGTTTGAAACAGTATACTGACAGCGTTTAGTCAGCAAGAAAAAATAAATTAAATTTTTCTCATACGTGTATATATAGAACTTAAACTTCAGGGGGGGAGGGTGGGTGTGGGGGTAGTTGCCCAACATTAAGCAGTTACACCGCCCCGCAGCCTATTTGTATTATTAGCAGAGAGAGAAGGGAACCAGATGGATCCCTGTATCTCAAAACCCCTGCTATAGATAGGAGACACCATGGCATATGATACCCAAACCGTAATAGCTCAAACCGCAACAACTTACGCACCGAAGAACGATGCGTTGTATTTGACGGTGAAACGGAGCAAGTTCGGCCACCTCGGCACGATCAACCCCAACTCGAACAACGGCGATCAGGCAGCAGCCTTCGCCGCACTGGGCAAGATCTTGCTCGCTGGCAAGAGCTTGGACATCAGCGTTCGTCCCGCGAAGGACGATGTGGAGAACCTCACCCTGCGCTTCTCGGTGAGTTCGTTCGTTCCGCAGCAGCGGACGTCGTTGGCAGAGCGGCTCGTCACCGCTCACCTCAATAGCTAATTGAGGCTCCGGACCTCGTGGGGACTGCAAACCCACGAGGAACGGTTTATTAAACCGTAGGCTACACAGTGATAACTGGATTACTGGCAGTTACTGACACCGAATCTTGTGGAAGTTGTTGTAAAACCGCAATGTTCACTGTTTGAGTTTTCGAGCCTTCCGACAAGCCAAAAGCTGTCGTTGCCACACGATTCACCTTTTCCAATGCAGTAAAGTGTTCTTCAACTTCTCCGCGGGTAGCTGGGGCTTCTGCCTCAAGCGCATTCATCCCGCCCTCAACCTGTTTCTTTAACCTTACTAGATATGATTGGGCCTCACCCACCATTTCTGTCGTTGCAACACGATGCGCTTCTGCCACTCGTTGCAGAGATTGCTGCTTGTAAGTTGCAAGTTTGAAACGCGCAACGTGACTGCGTATCGACGCAGCATTCACGTTGAATCTAGTAGCTAATATCTGAGGTGGAATACCTTTCGCGTATTCCGCTTCGATCGGGCCCCAATCAATCACTGAACGCTGTCTCATACTGTTGCAGCGATTGTACCAGACGTTGCAACTTTACGCAAGCTACTGACAAACAACAGTCATTTTAACCACGATCGATAAACCACAACCCATAACCAAGGAGACAACCATGAAATACAAGAATACCAACACATGCGAGGAACAGCACCTCCAGGAGCAGGACGACATCATGAACACAATGCTCTGCCCTTACGCCGTAGGACAGATCATCGATCAGGACGGCATTGAGGAGATCGTCAGCCACATCTCCAATGTCGACGGCGAGTTCATTGTACAGACAAGAGTACTGGCTGGCTTTAACGGCTACTACAAGGTGCAGCCCAATGGTTCCTTGAAGAACGGATTGAGCCTCCGATGAATACCTATGCAGTCGTATATCAAGGCCATGTGCAACGTGACTTCAAGCATCGTGAAGATGCTTGGGATTACTTGGTGCAACGTGGCTGGCGATGGACAGATGAAGCTTACATCCAAGAACTCAAGGTTCGTTGCTTTGACCGATCCATGGAGAACTTCAGGTTCCCTCGCCTTGTCTTTCGTAGAACTCAAGCAGTTTAACCACAAACTTTGGTGAAAGGTGAACAGTTCTAGGTATCGGCGTGGTAGCGGAGGGTTTGAAAGAACAACCCAGGTAGATCCTAGAGACACGCAACAGAACCACCTTCAGGAGACCCCCATCCGAAGGCTTCTGTCTGAGCCGCAAGGCGTAGACGAGTTGGAGTAGCGACCAACAACCTAGATCTGTTCACCTTTCATCGCAGTTACTAATCCAATTTCCTGCAACGCGGTACTTTGCCTCCGCGTTGCATCCTGACGGTAAGGCAAAACAAGAGGTACATATATGCGTAACATAATCCCAATCGACTATGTCGAAGCGGAAGAATACATCAGACAAACAACCCTTGATGCCGTGAGCAGCGAGTACATCGCAATGCAGCACCCCATGCTCGACATGGACGAATCGTCCATGCGGGCTGAGTGCGTCCGGAGGTTCATCAATGATTAACCTAACCGAACAACTCGAAGCGATCCGGCCCAGCTTGAACCTCAAGCCCAGCCCGGTTGAACCCACAGCCAAAGTACCGGTACCGGCACAGGTCTTGCGCATCCCTGCCAAGGTGATGCGTGATGGCGTAGCCTGGTCGCCGACCTATTGGTACAACCCCAAGAGTAACCACGATCGATGCCGCGCGATGAGCGAGCTTCGATCTGCGTTGCAGTATGGCACCAGCTTGGAAGGCTCACATGCTTCCCGTTGGGGCGTACAGATCGGGGACAAAACATTCACCGTCAACCCAGTTGGGCTGACTGAGTGGATCAATAGTTAATTATTGACAGGACTATGCTAGTAGTTCAATCCTTTAGCATCTTCCTGACAGAAAGGATAACACCATGACCACCTTAATAGACTCACTCAAAATCGTAGCTGTTGCACTGGGCGGAATCGTCATGTTCTACACCCTTTGGGTGTTACTGGAGTTGATCTGATGAATCTCAAACAGAAGATACGCAACTGCAAAAAGAACCTAGCTGCAGAGTACAAGAACATGAAGCGATGGATCGAAGACCCCGAAGGTTACGTCCTTCACTCTTGTGGCAATGAGCGGGAGAACGCCATCACCCACGCAGTATACGAACTTGGTAAACTCGACGCATACAAGCAGCTCGAACGGGAGTTAAGCGAATGACCGTCGAGATTGACTACGC